TCCCAACAAAAAAGCAAAAGAGTCCTGTCAGACCCCTTTGCCCGGTTTGTTTTTGTCTGAATGTATGGAGTGCTAAAATCTAAAGTACATACGTTGTATTTTAGTTTTTTAGAGTTTTCACTTCGATATGTGATGATTGCATCACCGTACTCAGTTACTAGCTTTGCTAAGTCCTCTTTTTTCACAAAATCTCCTTAAATAGTAGGTTAGCAAAAAGTATTTTACTGTGCCACTAGAAGAAGGAAGGAGGGGCCGAAGCCCCTGAGGTTAGTTAGCTACTGAGGTGAGTACCGTAGTGAAGTATTGAGCAGCCTTACCAGTCAACTTAGATACTACATCTTCGTCGACTTCCTGACCGGCATCAGTGATTGCTGCGATAAGGGCTTCTTGAGCAGCAGCTTTTGATACGCGAGTACCACCACCACCACCAGAAGAGCTACTGCCTGAAGGGGCAGGAGTTTTCTTTACATATACACCGGCTTTACTGAGAACCATACGAACACCATTTGGTGACTCGCCGTACTCATCTGCGATGTCTTTGACAATTTCCATTGAAGTTTCAGGGGTAGGCTCAGCAGCTTCGTAATCTTTGATGACCGCTGCTTTCTTGTCGTCGTCCCAAGCCATTTTTCGTTTCCTTTTCGGTTTACGGGTGGAGCCTGGGCAAGTACCCAGACTGTCTATTTGCTGTTGATAAAATCGGTCGCCCATTGGTTTCCTTAACTTTATTGACAACTATTATAATTGATATTGACATTTCTGTCAAGAAATATTTTTGTCAAGTCGTCTATAAAACTCGATATATTCCGGCCACCTAAACTTACCGCGTCTAAGGTAGCAGTAGAACCAACCGCTGTAATAAACGTCATCTTTTTTGTCGTCCATATCTTTTCCATTATAACACTAGTAGAATTGAAAGTAGGTATATGCCTGCAACTAAATACAGTCCTATCTTTAATCCTAGCTTAGTTTCCTTATCTACCAATCTATGACTCGGATCCATGTCGTAATCGTTTCTTTACGAATGTCCTGCCATATATTATTTTTTATATCCCAACACACTAGAGTGTCGGAATCGTCTTGTTGTTGTATTCTTTTATCGCCTTTTAGTGTATATACTCCATCCAGCTCTCTACCACTATTAAGGCTGGTATATGTAATGTGTATATTATCCTCATAAAGAGCATCTAATACATTGTCTGCAAAGCCCATATTAATCACCAATTATGCACTACATTTGCCATGATAAAGAAACAGGTGAGAAAATTTACAGCTACCACGACTGTTCTTATGATAGCTACATGATTATCATATTCTCGGGTTGTCTCATCGCTGAACGACCCAATTGCATATTTCCAAATCTTCCAAATCATATCCGTTCTAAATTTACTCCGTGTTCCTGCAGATGTGCTAGCTTTCCTAAGTCATAGGCAGGAGAATAGGCATAAAAGCCCCCTAACTCTGTGTTTGAGTAGAAACTTTCGGAAGAGTCTACCTTCTCAAAGATATAAATAGAGTAACACGGACATCCATACAATTCTGTGTATTTTTTATCGTCTAATCGTTTCTCTATAACTGCGGGAGCATGATAGCCTGCTGACCATACCTTCTCTCCTATCTCGAAGTCATCAGAAATACACTCTTCTGGTAGATAGGCATTCTGTACTCTCTCATCAAGAGAAGCAGGTCTTTGAGGTACTCCTATACGCTCCAATAAATTTTTTACAAATAGCGCAGAACGATACATGGACTTAGAAATATCACTAATGTTGTCTCCCTGCAAATAAGAAAGTACCGCATCTTGAATCTCTCCTTTAGAGGCAGGACGCCCCCTATTTTGCTGCTTTCGCTTCTTTACATATGCCTGCTGTTCCTCAAAGTCCTCCAGAATTCGGGTCAGACGTGTCGTATTGTATGCTATGTTCAGCATTTCGCAGGCTTCTTTCTTGGTTATAGGTGAGTCCTGCCCTAGAGCCTCTATGACTCTCTGAATGTTTCCTGATGTGAGATTTTCGTAGCTTTTCTTCTTTACTCTTGCCATTCTCTAACTCTATCTCCAATTTGAATAATAAACAACAAATAGCGTGTGCTAAATGAGATAAATCACTTTCTTCGTCTAGTACGCTGCCGTCGATGTGAGCAAAAATATGCCGCATAGCAGCACTGCTGTACCTATTTTGTAGATCATCTAACTTTCTCCAGTTTTCTGGCCCGTACTTAGAAGCACCAAATGTTAATACTTTTGCTACCTCTGTAATTGCTTTCGGAGGAAGCAAATACATCTGTGGCTTCTTCCCATCATATTTCTTTCCTGTCATAAATTCTCTATATATTTATAAAGTTTGTCATATCCACCAATATGGTAGCCATCCATGAAAATTTGTGGGTAAGTGGTAAACTTTACTTTTGCCCACAGATCATCCATCGTATAGTCGCGGTCAAGCTGCATATAGTCAAAACTAAGATTCTTACTCTTTAGCAATCGTCTTGCTTTGTCGCAGAATACACAGTCTTGCTTTCCATATATTGTAAACTTCATGGATTATATGCTCCATCTACAAACTCAGTAACCATGGGAAAGATTTCTGATAATGCTTCTGCACACTCTACTGCAATTCGTGCATGTTCTAGCTGTGTGCCGTTTCCGCTTCGTAACTGAATAAAGTGTACCCAACTACGAATAGTGCCTGCCATATATAGACGTGAAGGAGTTATTCCTTCGGGCAGGACAGCACGAGCTTGCTCTTTAGCAATACCCTGCTTGATTGCCCAATCGTAGGCAGTACGAGCAGCTTCCCAAGCATTTCGTTGCTTTACTAACCACTCAGCATGAATTGGTCCGTCCTCAAGTCGTACAGAATTCTGTCGATTCTTAGGATCTTGACCCCGTGCCTCACGAAAGGTAGGACTGCCTAATGCTTCGGGCATGGCATATCGCTGACTAAACTCTTGAAAAGAAAAAGAGCGATGACGCAGCATTTGTCGTGCAATATCTCGCGTTGTTTCAATCTCAATCGTAGCAGATACCATTTCTAAAGGAGACCAGTGCCCCTCTCGGATTAGATATCGTACTAATTTTTCTGCGGTATCACTATTATTCTGGTTAGAAGGATTTGATACTCTCGCTGCAAAGGCAATGTCTTCTACAACACATTGACTTGATGAACTAATAAGTTTTGCTGTCATTAGGTAAAGCACTCCTGTGCCTCTTCTTCGGACACGTTTGAACAGTGAATGTCGGTATCATCTTCTAGATACCACGGCGGTGTTTCCCCCCTACTATAAACATTAGAGTTTTTACAACCGAAACATCCGGCTATAATCAATAGTATAAGTATTGTTGCTTTCATCGTGTTATTCTTTCCTCGTAATCTGCTTCTGTTTCGTTCCACCACTCTGGTTTTTCACGATATTTCCAGCTAGCAAATGTGGCCTTATCCTTATGATAGAAGGCTCTGTAGCTGGCAATGGCGTCGTCGGACTTGAGTTCGTCCGGCATAGCTTGCGCAAAGGCGGTAAGACCGGCACTGGGTAGACTGATATCAGGTAGTTTGATAATGACTTCGCACACGGACTTATGATCTTTACCATATCGGTATCTATACTCTTCGTTGAGAGCGAGTGCGTAGCAGTAGAGCCACTCATAGTTTTCGAGGGACGCTCTAGCCCAGATTGTGCATGGGTGGTTGTACATAGTGGGAAGATAAGGAAAGTCCCTAACAGAATTTTTCTTCGCTTCCTTGATAACCGCCCACTCTTCGCTAGTAAGCTTTCTAGGTATGTATCCAAGATATTTATCTATCCAGTGATTTGTGCAGAGCATTTGTGCTGCTTCTAGAGGCATCTTGACGATATGCTTGTCAACATGATACTCTGCACACTTATCTAAATCTTCGTCAAGTACAAAAATATTCATAGTGTGTATTATGGCACCTGTGGGTTAATATGTCAAGAGTTATTTTCAGTCAGAGTATCTATCTTTTTTCTTGTAATCAAATACTCTCTTTCAAGCTCTGCTATGTGCTCCATAGCGGCAGTAGTCAATTGATTTTCAGAAGGATATTCCAACCAGCTTGTTACTACATATTTATCTTGATTAATAGCGGGAAGGCCTCTATGATAGTAAGGTATATCACAAGGTAATACTAATATTGTTCCTTCCACCGCCGCTACTTTTGTATCAAAATATGGTACGTCTGTTTGTCCCCCTTCTTCAATTGTGTTCAAATATAAGAGAGGGGCAAGAAATCTAGTTGTTGTATAGGCCGACGACTCTATGTGCAGTCCGGGGTATCCCAAAGAACCTTTAGGATACTTTTGTACCTGGCAAGAAGTCAATCTCAACTCGGGGCCAACACTAATAGGATTGAGTACTTGTAAGCTATTCGACAGATGTTCCGAATATAAATTACAACTAACCTGCATAGCATTTAAAATAATTTTAACCAGTCTTAAGTGCTCTTCTGGCTTGTAAGAGAATTTAAATTTTTCAGGAAACAAGCCAAATGGGAACATAAGCTGAAGATCTATAGAATCTTTTACAGCTTTATCGGGCCCTCCATGTACAGAACCTACATGCCCTAAACCTTCTTCGACGGCTCCTTCAAAAAAATCAATAATGGATTGACAATCTTCTTTGGAGACTATACTAGGGAAAACTCCTATACCATTATTAATGGTATATTCCTCTTCGTAAAAATACATACTTAGAATCCTGCTATTATCGTACGTTTTCAAGTCTGCTCATAAGTCTTTCGGCTCGTGTGGGTACTTGTCGGTACCAAAGAGAGTCTCGTCCTTCCTTTGCTGCTTCACACCAGTCCTCATTGTTGAGAGCTGCGTGCATTTTTTTAAACTTTGACAAACGAGGACGACCCAAGTTAAACATCATGTTTACTAGAATCTCCTGCACTTCGCTGGGCCACTCTTCAAAATACGACTCCCGATATAGAATCAAACACTCACGCACAGCAGTATGTAAATCATTCATAAATGCTGACTGTACTCGTTCGGCGCTAACCGGCGTTCCAATCTCTTCGCCGTACTCGTCGTCATCCCGAGTTACTAAATGCCCGACTCCAAAAGTAGGATACCCCAGATGGTCCCTGTAAATTTCATACTTGACTCCCTCGTCAATCTTGAGTTGTTCATATACCCTATCCGTGTTCATTTGCTTTCTCCATACCAATCCCATCTACTACAAGTGCAACCTTCACCTCCGCAGTGAGGGCAAATATCTTTGAACAAGGGGGCTTCTGCTCCAATCATTTGAGCTATTTGTTTTTCTTGTTCCTTGATTGCGTCTTTTTGATTTAACAAATCTTGCTCCTGTTTAC